GGAGCCACTCCAAGTACATTGTACACTATGTTAGTTGTACCTGTAAAAGTTATGTCCTTACCAGACACTAAGTACTCTGGCATGTCTACGGTAGCAGACAAGGCTGATACAAGGGGGGATGCGTTAGTGTTAGTGGAGTCTAACTTTAACCTAAACTCAAAGGCTCTCGCTATTATTTCGTTACCAGACTGGGCATTTACCGCTACCCAATCAGACCAAGTAGGTGTACCAGCAGGGTCATCATCTGTATGTCTTGTCTGAAACTCCGTGCTAACGTCATTAATAGAAGGACCAGCGTCATCAAAAAAAGAGGTTGTCTGAGCATCAAACAGTCCACCCTCGGAGTCAAAGAGTTGTGTTTTATCAAACCTTGACTTTTCCTCTACATAAGAAACTATGTTCTGAAACTTAGAGCCTAAGTCAACATAGTTTTCAAAGTAGTAGAACCCTGTGCTTGTAAAGCTATCAAAATCGTCAAATACGCCTACAGGGGTTGTGCCGGCGCCCCTTGCATCAAACGTAGCCTCTGGTGCAGTATCAAACGTAGGTAACTTAGCAAGATTGAGACCCGATGGACTCTTCTCTACATTAACCTTTACTCCATTGAAGCTTGGACTTTCAGTAACCGAGGTAAATATCTCAGTGTTCCTCACAGCTTCTATGTTTTCAATAAGTTTAGCTGCGTTTACTGATTCATTAGACCCGCTGCTGGCATCGTCTACAGCTTTAATAAAGTAAGTTCCCGGCTTATACTCTGTAAAAACAGCGGAACTATCACTTGCGGGTACGGACTCTCGGACGGTTGTAGCAGAAGCGTAGGATGCCCCTGACAATATCTTAGAGTACTTAATTACATAGTGGGCTAAGTCTAGGTCAGGCACAGGTGTCCAACTAAGTTCAAAGCCCCCAGTTATCATGTTACCAGTAAAGTTAGTTACATCTGCTGGGGGCGCACTTAGGGTTATTACATCGTAGTTAGATACAGTAGTAAAGTTTCCATGAACCCCAAGAGAGTTAATAGCTTGTACTCTTATATCATGTAGTCCCTCTTCTACACCAACAGCCTCAACCCTTTCTGTACCCACAAATGCACCAAGGGTAGCTAGGCTTGTGAAGTCAGTCTCGCTTGGCTTTTTGTACTGTACCTCTATCTTGTCTGCTATGGTACTTGTGTTGACAACATCAATGTATAAGACACCCAGAGTTTTACCTCTAACCCTTCTTACTTCAGTACTTAGGTTAGCAGTAGTAAAAGCTAAAGTAGGCACCTCAAAAGCTGACAACAAAGTAGTATTATCTCTTTCGTAGACTATACCATCGTCAACCTCATCAAAGACACTTTCAGATATTTCCTTGAGTGTCATCTCTACTTGAAGGTCGTACACATTCTGTAGTCCAAATGTCCAAGAGACAACCTCAAACTCTTTGTTAGTCCAACCAAGTCTAGTGTTAGTGACCCTTACATTGTCACCTGTCTGTAATTGAAAAGCCCTAAGACCGTAGGATGCTGTAAAGGATAACTGTTGCCTGTTACGCTCTAATACAATCCTAGCTGTTCTTCTGGCTTCTATGGAATTGTCAGTCCAAGGAAGGTCATAGTCTATAGAAGATTCTTGCCCATTATCAACCCCAAGGTAAGCGTTTGTTTTACCAGTGCCTGTAGCTGGGCCATCCTCTAAATCCGCTGTGAAAACTACGCCGACTGTGTTAGAAGTAGCCCCAACAAGGGTAAAGTCTGTAGTTCCAACTTCAGTAATAGAGTATGAACCACCATCAACAAGGGCAGTAGCAAGGGTTAAATTGGTTACAGGTGGAAAGTCTGTTACTACCCAGTTACTTTCTTCACCTCTAAACGTACCATTAACAATATTAAAGTTGTCTCTACGAGAATGCCTAGTTGACAAGCTAATGCCTGACCTAAGATCATCTTCATTAAGTACTAGGGTTGCACCGTTAACATCTGTTACAGGCGTAGTCCACTTAGCAGCCTTTACGCTCCAATAGCCCTGAGTATACCAGATAGTACCTCCCATAGAGGTCATAAGGTCAGCTATAAGTTCCTGTGGCTCTATTGCTGTGGTGAAGGCACCATTAGTTGTGTAACGTGTTGTACCAGCAGTTGTTAAGTCATCATCACATACTGTAGCAGCGGTACTAAAGGCTGTATCATTTATGTTGGCAGTAGCTTCACCTAAGCCATAACCTGTAGCTGTCAGGTAGTCTCTCACACACAGGGCAGGGTTATCAGACCAAGCATTAGCAGCAGAGGGACTTCTTGGGTCGTATACCTTCTTACCTTTAATGACAGCGGTAATTTCAGGCACATTATTAGGGAAGGCATCTACATCAAAAGTAAACTTACAGTACAAATATGCAATTCCACGAAGTCTGTGATTGCTTGTCCAACCAGTTCCAGCACTAACTAAGTTACTGTCGGCAGCTTGATCTGGTGATCCTAAGTGTTCATAAATCTTAATCTTGCCTTGGTAACGACTAGGAGAGGTTACAGTACCACTACCGTCTATAGTTGCTACTTCATCATTAATGTATATCTGCTCAAAAGAAGTTATCTCATGTCCAGCAAAGGCAACAACCCTGTGTAGGTCTACGTTATCTGTACCTGTAGTGCCATCAAATATCCTAGCACCTGCAACCTTCATCTTACCATAGATGATCTGATGGGATATTGTAGAACCCCTTTGTGTTACTTCATAGCCTCTCTTACGTTCAGTGCCACCCCTACCACCTAAACTAGGTCTTAATGCCCTAGAGGTCTCGTAGGATAGTGCTGAGTATGCGTAAGCTGTACCCAAAGATGGCCCTATCCCAGGTATAGAAGATAGGGCAAAGGTTATAGCTGCATGAACAACTACCCTAACAAGAGTTTTGGCAAAGCTTTTAATGCTAAGACCCATTAGTTATTTCCTTATGCAGTTTTAGCTTCTTCAGGGCTTCTTCCCCAGATTATCTCTTTGTCTTGTAAGTCTTCTATAAAGTCCATTCCCTTGTCTTCGGGATACACTGATTTCTGATAAGCAGAAGTATATCTAGCAATACGAGGTCTCTCTAGGTCTATTAGTTTATTTTCTACAGTTAATTCTATAGTAGATGTATCGGGGTTCTCCTGTATATTCATCTGATCCATGTAACCAGAGAACACTTGGGTTAAGGCTGTAGTGTCTGAAGTAACACCGAAGTAGATGTTACACACTCTGCCCTGATAAGGCTCCTGTAGGGCAAGAGAAACTACCTCAGAGGTCATACCACTAAGAGTTATAGTTGCCCCTCTTACAGCAAGATCAGCACCTTCTTCTACAGAAGATATGTCTAGTAAGGTACCAGCTCCTGTCCAAATCTTTCCGTCATAATCTAGGTTTCCTACACCTGTCCACAAGTGTATCTCATTAGGACTATCAAAGAGTAGTTCTACAGCAAAGAAGGGGTTAATGACATCATCATCTAGGGCATTAAGTACTACTGAGGGTACAGTTCTAGTCATTATACAATTGCCTCTACAGCCTCAAAGGAGATACCATAGGTACTAGAGTTACCTATTTGCCAATCCTGTACGTTACTTGTTAGTCTAAAGACACCCTTGGCACCCTCTACAACTACGGCACTACCTGAATAGGTAGCCTTAAGGTTAGGCCAAATGTCTACTGCCCCCGTAGTAGAAATGTCTGCTAAGACCTTGTGCAGTTTAAAAGTAGGTGAGGCACCTAGTTGTATGTAGTCACCGGCTTTAAGTGTACCCCCATTACTAAGGGTTAAGGTAACAGAGGAAGCACCAGCAGTACCAGTTGCTACTATGTCACCATCTACTGCTGTACCCCTTGGGGCTACACAATTAGGATCACCCAAGAGAAAGGTATTAACTGGCCCCTGTAACGACAACAAGAAAGCTACCCAAGGCTCACCTAAGTCCCTACGTACAGGTGGTATGGTAACTGAGGCTTTCCATGCTTGACCTGTGTGTTGTACTATTTGTTGTTTATAAGTAAAAGGGGACTCAGAGGTGGCAACAGCGTTCATAGCACTAAGAGTTATTTGTGCAAAGCCTATATCAGTTGGTGCAGTCTTTAGTGCCATGAGGTTTCCTTACCCAAACGCTTGTTTCATCTGACCACCCCTACGACGATCATCTAGTATTTGCTTCTTAGTCATGTTAGCGATAGCTGGTGCTTGCTGTGCTATAATCTTCTTAACACTCTCGTCACCATTAGCGGTAAAGTTAAAGTTCTGATGAATGATAACGTCACCAGAGCCACCCTCTGCCTGTACACCTAGCTTACCATTGGCACCACGCTTGAGTGGCATAATAGCTTCTGGGCCAGCTTCTCCCATTAGTCCTGTCTTACCCCCACTCATAGGAAAGGTAGTTGGACCAGCTACAATACCGCCATTGGCATAAGGCACCAGACTTCCACTGTTAAACACGTTACCGTTGGCACTAGCAGAGCCTACTGATTCCATCCCACCGAGGTATCCCCCTATAGATGCAACCATCCTTTCCATGACATAGACTTTATACAACTGGGCTACCAACTCTCTAGCCATATCTTTAAAGGCATCCTTCACAGATTTAGTACCGTCAACTATAGACATTAGCCCATCAGCTAACTGATTAGTACCAAACTCAACCATTTTGTTGTACTCAATCTGAGACTCCAAACTCCTTATGACTTCTCTGTCTACCTCTGAGTACTTGTCCCCAAGTGCTTCGTAAACTTGACCTTGAGCCTCAGTCATTCCAAGAAGATCTGTCTGCAAGTTTAACCTATTCTGTAGCTCTACTAAGGGGTCTTTCTTCTCTTTAGGGGCTTTCTTACGCTTATCCAGCTCTCTATTTTTAAGTCTGATAGCTGCTAAGTTTTGCGCCAGAGCTCTCTCTTGAGCTAGTTGGCTTGCGGTTATCTCGGTATCGGTCAAGGTACGATCTGCGCCGAGAGCCTCTTGCTGCGCCCTTAGCTCATCTGCCTCTCGCTGAACCTTTCTCATCGCAGTTTCATTCTTACCCTCAGCCGATGCGTCCGCTGTGCTGCCTCCCTTGCGTAAGATTTCTATCTGCTTCCTTATACCAGCTGTGTTGTCGTTAATGTTATTAGTCTTGTTTAGGAAGGTCTCATAGGCTTTCGAAGCACGTTCGATTTGTGTAGCCAACTCTCTAGCAGCTTTAGCACCTTCAGCTATCCTCTCCGCTGCGGTTTTTGCTTCGTACTTAAGCACTACAGCCTGAGTAGCAGCAGCCCTAGCTAGTCTTACTTGTTTGTCCATCTCAGCAGTTTGTTTTGCGGTCAGTTGAAGTTGCCCGTTCTTTAGTCTTAGGCTCTCGTACTGAGCCCTAACTTGCTCCTCTGCTACCTTGGCTGCTAAGGCTTTTTCCTGTCTTTGAGCATCGGCGTTTTTGCCCTCGGCGTTTGCAAGTTTAGCTCTAGCAGCCATCACCGCATTTTGATACTTTAGCTGTACCTTAGCTCCACCCTCTGCTGCTTTCTCTTGAGCATCTACAATCTTCTTAGCAGCAGCTATACCAGCCTTAAGACGATCTGCCTGTTGTTTCTGCTGTAGCTTATAGTTCTTGTAGTATCCTTTCCAGTACTCTTTATCCTCCTTATCCATCAGCTTATAAAGAGCTTCAAACTCCTTGGCAGATTCTAACACAGCAGCTCTACGGACTTTCTCTAGTCTAACAGAGTCAGCTTGCGCTTCTGCTATTTTAGCAGCCCCTTGTCCTAACTTTATTATCTCCGCAAACAGCTCCTCACCGTCTGTCGTGGCATCCTTAAAGCCCCAAAGCTCTGCTTGTTTTGTAAATCTTGATATTCTTTTTGCCACTTCTTCGGCACTTGCCTTAGCTTCCTGTAGCTTTAATAAGTCCTGTAAGAAGGCTTCCGTATACCCAACCTTAGTAGAGTCCTCACCAAAGAGACTAGCAGCCATATTTTTAGCTTGATCGTCTTGCATCTTTTGCGTGAGAGTTTGAGTTTCCCTGTAAAAGTCTGTAGCAAACATCCTGTAAAACGGTATTAAGTCTTTAGATTTCTCAATACTTCCTTTTATAAATTCGTCCATGAAACCCATATCAGTGTCGGTTACAGCTTTCATACCCGATACTACCTCAGACAGACCTTTAGCTAAGCCTAGCGCCCTAAGTGAGTCGGCAAGGTTGTCTACCTCCTCTGTCATGTGACCTAGGTACTCCCCAGATGCAAGGTCTTCTAAAGTTTGCTCAGCTTCTGATACCATTGAGAGTGCATCTCCCAGATCACTAAGAGCATCCTCAAGGGTCTTAATACCCTCTCGAGCCATATAAGCTTGATAAGCTAAGTTACCCAATGCAGCTACACCAGCGATAAGCGCACCTACAACAGCACCTTTAGTGCCAAAGATGCCCGCTAACTGAGAACCCTGTTGCCCAAAGGCTACGAGTGCGTTCTGCCCCGAGGCAATTTGAACAATAAAGTCATTGACCTGATAACCAGCTTGTTGCAGACCAACTGACGCAAACCTCTTAGTTCTCTGTTGGGCCCTGTATGCTTGATCTCCGTAACGAGCAAACTGGTTTCCTGCATCTACAATACCACCAGACTTACTGGCAGCTATGAAAGCTTGGTAATCAGACTTTAGTGCTTTAATTGCACGGGAAGCCCTCTCAGGCCCATCTTCCATACCCTCAAAGGCCCTGTCGATGTCCTTAAGACCTTGCTTGTACCTCTTAGTGGCAGCGTAAGTACTGTCGTAGGTTCTCCTAAGCTTCTCGGTCTCGTTCTTAGTTTTAGTCCGCTGTTTGTTTAACGCTTCCTCTGCCTTTGCGGAATCCCTCTGTTGTTTCTGTAGCACTCTGTCAGTGTCTATATACCCTTGAAGAGTCCTAGTTTCTTGCTCAAGAATCCTGTCATATCTCTCGGAGAGTGCTATTTGTTCTTTCTTAGACATAAGACCGTCTTCAACCATCTGCTCTTCGATCTTACGCTGGGTGGTAAGCTTACGATCTAATGAAAGCAACTTGTTAGTAGCTGTCATACCCCTCTTAGCAGCAGCAGCTTCTGCATCATAGTTCTTTTGACGCTTGTAGCTGACCTTGTTAAACTCAACTAGAGACTTAGTTGCTAGTTCAATGTCTTCCCTGTCGTGTACTACAAATCTGAGGTCTACTACTGGCATTACTGCGTCCTTATGTATATCACGTCAAGCTCTTTGACGGCTTCTACTTCTCTGGGGTCTAGGGGTGTGCCTGTTAATTCTATCCAAGACTTAATGTTTTCATAGGTTAGAGGGTTAGCACCACTAAAACCCCCTGTCCTAGCCTTGCTACATGCAACAAAGGCAGACCAGATATGAGACAAAAGAAAAGGGAAGTCTGGTCCCTCTAATTCCTTTGGTCTAATACCCGTCTGCCTCTCTACTTGTTCCAGATGCTCACGCTCGCTTGTTCCACTTTCATCAGTCTTGTTGAGTGCGAAGGAATGTTCCGCAAACTCAAGCAAGTCTTGGATCAGGCTTTCGTAAAATCCACAGAGTCAGCAACAGCCTCCTCTATCTGATCCTTAATCCAGAACAAGTTTGTGTAAACCTCTTTGCAGAGTGCTGGCGTTAGCTTAGGCTTCTTACCATCGTAGGTAATGTCCCAAGCTGCTGTTGTCCGAACTAAGAGGTCGATTGTATCTGCCTCTAGTTCCTCTGCGGAAAAGTTAGTAGCTTTTCTCTTTGATGCTTTTGCAATACGCTTGTTTGTATGTTCGTGCATCACAGCCTTATACTCCTTAGTATGAGGAGCGAATACTGTGATAGACATTTCACTACCGTCTTGGTTAGTGAGTGACTCCAAGCTAGATGGGTGTACTAAGAGTACTTCCACTGTGTCGGAGGTAGGTTTTAAGTTCATTAAGTCCATGTCAGGTTCCTGTCAGGGTTATGTCGGGTAGAATAAAAAGGGGAGCATCAGACCCGACACCAATGCCCCCCGCCCTAGCTAGGGATTAGGTATCGGTACGAGTAATCTTAAGGTTAGTTGAGGTTGTCGTATCGAATAGTGAGGTAAAGCCAAGACTGATTACTCGGCTAGTTGGACCATCTACACCTACATCGGCAGAGTTGATTTTAACTCTTGGGAATAGGAAGGTGTAAGCATTAGCAGCGGTTGGATCGTTGACAGATACTTGAATAGCTGATTCTGTCTCGTTAAGGAAACGGTTAATCAGGGCATCGTCTTCAAAGTATGCTGAGAACGAACCAGTAATTTCTGCACGACCAACTTCAAGTGCTGGGGCCTCATCAGAGCCCACAACAAAGGTAGGTGCGAAGGAGTTGGTTACGTTAAAGTCGATCTGGGTAATAATAGCAGAGGATGCAAGTCCAGCTACATTGTTACCAATCTGTAGATCACCTGAGTAGGCATCAAAAGGTGCGTTAGTGCTTGCTGCGTCCTGTGTCTTCTGTGTGGCACCAATAGTCATACCTTTACCGACCATACCAAAGGTAGTAGTTACCATTTGGTTAGGGGCAATAGATACGCCCATAGTGGAAACA